AGCACTATCTGCAGCTCCTGTTGTACTGCCATCTGCTGTACCCTGACTGGCAGCCCCGCCATTTTCCGCACCTGGTGTGCCGCTGGCCGTCGTGGGCGGAGGGCTGGGCTGGTTCTTCGGAGAGATGGACGGTTTCTTTTATGCGCTCATTGCCTTTGTGGTGATCGACTACCTTACCGGGGTGATGTGCGCCATCATCGACAAGACCCTTTCCAGCAATGTGGGCTTTAAGGGAATTTTCCGCAAGGTGCTGATTTTCGTCATGGTCGGCATCGGCCATGTGATCGACACGCAGCTTATCGGGAGCGGCGATGCGCTGCGTACTGCGGTGATTTTCTTCTACATTTCCAACGAAGGCGTGAGCCTGCTGGAAAATGCGGGCCACATCGGCCTGCCCATCCCGGAGAAGCTCAAAGAGGTACTGGCGCAGCTCCATAACCGCACCGAGGACGACAAGGACACGGAGGACAAGGAATGAAGATCTCCGTAAAACTGACCCGCGCCGAGAATACCGCCCTTCTTGGCGCAGGGCCGGTGGAGTTGGATTTGGAGGAATACCTCTGCGGCGTGGTGCCTTCCGAGATTTATGAAAGCTCACACATGGAGGCGCTCAAAGCGCAGGCGGTGGCCGCCCGCACCTTTGCGGTCAAACGGGCCATGGCGGGGACTGTGGTAGACGACACCACCAGCTTTCAGGCATATCGCGCCCCTTTGGCAGAGTCCAGCCCCCGCAGCAGGCAGGCCGTGGAGGGAACCGCCGGGCAGGTGCTTACCTATGGTGGCGAAGTCATTGACTGCTTTTATTCGGCTTCAAACGGCGGCACCTGCAAACGCAGCGGAGAGGTTTGGAGCCGGGACTATCCTTACTATGTGAACAAGCCTGATCCGTGGGACACGGCGGCCCGCGCAGAGAAACCCACTAATTCCAGCCATGGCGTGGGGCTTTCCCAAGTGGGCTGTATGTGGGCCGCAAAGCAGGGTGTCCCTTACAACGAGATACTGGCCTTTTATTACAGTGGCGCTGCTTTGGTGCATGAATACGGCACCGGCAGCGTCGTTGGTTTTGAAGAAGAAACAGGAGGAGAAATTGATATGAAGTTAGTACAATCTCTTTTGACGAAAAACCCCTGCTATACCGCCGGGAGAAAGATTACAGTAAAAGGGCTGATGCTTCATTCTGTGGGTTGCCCGCAGCCAAAGGCATCGGTCTTTATCAATTCGTGGAACAGCCCGTCTTACGACAACGCCTGTGTGCATGGTTTCATTGACGGGAATGACGGGACGGTCTATCAGACGCTTCCCTGGAACCATCGTGGGTGGCATTGTGGCTCCGGTTCCAAGGGAAGCGGCAATAATACCCATATCGGTGTAGAAATGTGCGAACCTGCCTGTATCAAATATACAGGCGGTGCGACCTTTACCTGCTCTGATTTGTCTACGGCGAGAGCCGTGGCAAAACGCACCTATGAGGCGGCTGTGGAGTTATTCGCTATGCTCTGTAAGCAATACGGCCTGAATCCTCTGGCAGACGGTGTAGTTATCAGCCATAAGGAAGGCCACAGCAGGGGGATTGCCTCCAATCATGGCGACCCGGAGCATTTATGGACACAGCTCGGTATGAGCTATACCATGAACACTTTCCGACAGGCAGTAAAAGCAAAGATGGATGGGGGTTCTTCTGGCGGCACTTCCAGCGCCACCCTTTACCGAGTAAGAAAATCTTGGAACGATGCTTCTTCCCAGCTTGGGGCCTTTGCGGTTTTGGATAACGCCAAGGCACTGGCGGATAAGAACCCCGGTTATGCGGTCTTTGATGAAAATGGAAAACAGGTTTATCCCTCTACATCTGGAAGCACCGGCAGCAGCACTCTTTACCGGGTGCGCAAGAGCTGGGCGGATGCCGCTTCTCAAAAGGGCGCTTTCAATGTGCTGGACAATGCGAAACGCTGTGCCGACGAAAATCCCGGTTACTCTGTTTTTGACGAGGCGGGAAAGGTTGTATATGCGGGCAGCGCAGCCGCTTCTACTTACACGGTGCAGAAAGGCGACAGCTTGTGGGCTATTGCAGAAAAGCACCTCGGAAACGGAACCCGGTACAATGAAATCAAGAAACTAAATGGCCTGACCTCCGACGTGATTTATGCGGGACAGGTCTTGAAACTTCCCAACTAAGCGTGATAGGCGGCCCTTCGGGGCCGCTCTTTTCTATAAAGAAGGAGGCGATCCCATGACAGATGCACAGAAAGAGCAGGTGCGCTATCTGCGCTGCGAAGGGCTCGGTTATGGAGCGATTGCCACCCGGTTAGGTATTTCCGAGAATACGGTCAAGAGCTTTTGCCGCCGCAACAACCTCACCGGAGTGGCTTCCAAAGAGCCGATGGTGGTATGCCGGAACTGCGGCAGGCCGCTTCCTCAATACCCCAAGAGAAAACAGAGAAAATTTTGCTCCGAGGCCTGCCGCCGCGCATGGTGGAAGCTGCACCCGGAGCTTATCCATAAAGCTGCCTTCTATCCGGCTACCTGCGCCCATTGCGGGCAGGAATTTCAGAGCTATGGGAATCGGAAACGGAAGTATTGTTCCCACGCCTGCTACATAGCGGCGCGGTTCCAGAAAGGAGGCACCCATGACGAAGGAACAGTTTGATCGGGAGAAAAAGTATCAGGCGGCCCTCGCGGTGGCCCGTGAAATGCTGCAAAAAGGCATCATAAACGAGACGGATTTTCTGCGCATTGAGGCCCGACTGGCAGCAAAATTCCGGCCTGTTTTGGGCGGTATTTTCTGCTGAAAAGCCTTTCTTTTCAGGGTGGCTTCCTATAACATCAGTGTCCAGAAAGGAGGGCGTATTTATGGAACGCATGATTCAAAAAGTTACCCCGCCCGCGCGGAAAAAAGCACCAAAGCTAAAGCGCGTGGCAGCCTATGCGCGGGTATCCAGCGGCAGAGAGGCTCCGCTTCATTCCCTCTCCGCGCAGATCAGCCAGTACAGCGGCATGATCCAGAAAACGCCCGGCTGGCAGTACGCAGGTGTGTATGCCGACGAGGCGCTGACCGGCACGAAAGACAGCCGTGGCGAATTTCAGCGGCTTCTGGCCGATTGCAGGGCCGGAAAAATCGACATGATAATTACAAAGTCGGTTTCCCGTTTTGCCCGCAATACAGTGACAACGCTTCGCACAATCCGGGAGCTTCGGTTCATGGGGGTGGACGTTTTCTTTGAAGAACAGAATATCCACACCATGGGCGAGGATGGCGAGCTTCTGCTTACCCTCCTCGCTGCTTACGCAGAGGAGGAAGCCCGCTCGGTATCTGAAAACCAGAAGTGGCGTATCAAATCCAACTATGAGCAGGGCCTGCCTTGGAGCATCACCATGTATGGTTACAGGCAGGTCAACGGGCGGTTGGAAGTCGTACCGGAGGAAGCTGAGATCATACGGCTGGCCGCTGACCTCTATCTGGAAGGTTACGGGCGGTATAAGCTGGAAGATGCTTTTGCCGCCGTGAATATCAAAGGCAGGCATGGTGCCAACATGGGAGGGAACTCCATTGTTGACCTGATTTGTAACGAGAAAATCGTCGGGGATATGCTGCTGCAAAAGACTTTTGTGGTAGACCCCATCACAAAAGAGGTTCGCAAGAACAACGGCGAAAAACCGCAGTATTTTGTAGAGGGCAGCCATGAAGGGATTCTTGACCGGGAAACCTATGAGAAGGTTCTGGCGGAACGCGCCCGCCGGGCTGCCGCCTATAAACCGCGCTCCGGGAGTTATGAGCGAAACCACTTTCCATTCAGCGGGAAGATACATTGCGGGAAATGCGGAAAATCTTTCACCCGGAAGGTTCTCAATGGCAACACCCCCTATGAAAAGCGGGGCTGGCTATGCCGCACCTTCAACCAGAAAGGCAAGGCGCACTGCGATGCCAAGCAGATTCCGGAGGAAATTTTGAAACGGGTGAGCGCCGAGGCCATGGGCCTGCCGGAATTTGACGAGGCGGCTTTTGCAGCCAAGGTGGAAGAAATTCAGGTGCCGGAGAATGGCGTGCTGGTCTTTGTTTTCTATGACGGGCATACCGTAACAAAGACTTGGGATAACCCTTCCCGCCGCCATAGCTGGAACCCGGAGAACCGCCAGCGGGCGCGTGAATTGGCGCTCCGGCAGGCCGCAGAAAGGAGGCTTGCCAAATGCCAGCAGTAACAGCGGCGCGGGTAACGGTTATCCCCGCAAAGAAAGACCGGCTTCCCATCAATGTACTGAGCAACGAGGCCCGCAAGCTGCGGGTGGCAGCCTATGCCCGTGTATCCACCAACAATGAGGAGCAGCTTACCAGCTATGAGGCGCAGGTGGACTATTATACCCGGTACATTCAATCTAAGGACGAGTGGCAGTTTGTAGAGGTTTATACCGACGAGGGCATTTCTGCCACCAACACCAAAAAGCGCGACGGCTTCAACCGCATGGTGGCTGATGCGCTGGCGGGTAAGATCGACCTTATTATCACGAAGTCTATCAGCCGGTTCGCCCGCAATACGGTGGATACCTTAACCACAGTGCGCAAGCTCAAAGAAAAGGGCATTGAAGTTTTCTTTGAAAAAGAGAATATCCGTACCTTGGACGGAAAAGGCGAGCTGCTTATTACCATCATGTCCTCGCTGGCGCAAGAAGAAAGCCGCTCCATTTCTGAGAACGTCACATGGGGCCAGCGCAAGCGTTTTGCAGACGGAAAGGTAAGCCTTCCTTACCGGCGCTTCCTCGGCTATGAAAAAGGCCCGGACGGGCTGCCGGTCATTGTGGAATCTGAGGCGGTGATTATCCGGCTGATTTACCGCCTGTTCCTCTATGGTAAATCCCCCTCGGCCATCGCCACCTACCTCACCGACGAGGGTATTCCCACGCCGGGCGGCAAAAAGGTGTGGCGGGCCAAGGTGGTGGAGAGCATCCTCACCAACGAAAAGTACAAGGGCGACGCGCTCTTGCAGAAGAAATTCACGGTGGATTTCCTCACCAAAAAGCAAAAGGTCAACGAGGGCGAAGTGCCGCAGTATTATGTGACGAACAGCCATCCGGCCATTATCGAACCGGAGCTTTTCGACCTCGTACAATACGAGCTGAAAACCCGCAAGACGGATGGGCGTTTTACAAGCTGCCTGCATCCATTTTCCGGGCGCATTATCTGCGGCGAGTGTGGCGGCATTTATGGCAGCAAGGTCTGGCACTCCAACACGGAAAACCGGAGCCTTGTATGGCAGTGTAACGAAAAATACCGGGGTCAGCATTGCTCCACGCCCCATCTTACAGAGGATGAAATCAAAGCCGCATTTCTGGCCGCCTTCAATATCGTGCTGGGGAACCGGGACGAGATTATAGAGGCATACGAGGAAGTGATCGCGGCACTGACCGATACGGCAGACTTGGATGCAGAACAGGAAACCTTGGAAAATGAAAGCGAGGTTGTACTGGGGCTTATTCAGAAAATCATTTCTGAAAATGCGCAGACCGCCATGGATCAGGAAGAATACAACCGCCGGTATGATGCTTACTCTGAGCGGTTTGAAGCCGCCCGGAAACGGCTGGCGGAAATCGCAGAGCTTCGGCAGGAACGCAATGCCAAAAAGACAAGAATCCGGCTGTTCATGGAAAACATGAACAACCATCAGGAACTGGTGCAATCCTTTGACGAGGAGCTTTGGTATTCCACGGTGGACTATGTGACGGTTTACGAAGATAAAAGGCTGGTGTTCACCTTCCGCGATGGGCGGCAGATCGAAATCACGGCAGAATTATGGAGGGCAGCATAATGGAGAAGGAAGCAAGGAAAACAATGCGGGTGGCGGTCTATTGCCGCCTCGCCCGCGCGGATCAAAACGATACCTTGTTAGAGGTGCAGAAGGAACGGCTGCGCGTATATGCCAAAGAGCGCGGCTATGATATTGTGGCGGAAATAGCCGAGATCGGCAGCGGCCTTTCCCTGAACCGCCCCGGTATCCGGGAAATGGCCGGGCTGGCCCACCGCCACATGATAGACGCGGTTTTAGTCAGCGATATTTCCCGCCTTTGCCGGGATTGCGGACAGACGCTGCGGTTAGAAGGAAAGCTCAAAAAGCAAGGGGTTTCCATTGAGAGCATGAAGGGCAACCCGCTCCCGGAATACCGGAGGGCCAGAATTGCGCTGGGCTGTATAATGAAATAAGGCAAAGAGAAAACCGCAGGGTCCGGCCTGCGGGGTTTTTATTTTCCCTCTACTTTAAGGTGCTG